TAACGCGACTACTGGTGCTTACACAGTAACGTTCAAAACTACTTCAGGATCTGGAGTAACTTGGGCAGCAGCTGATAAAGGCACTAAAATGGTTTATTCAGATGGAACAAATGTTATCGATACAGCATTTACAGATCTATCATCTGACCTTACACCGCAACTTGCGGGAACTTTAGATGCAAATGGAAACAATATCATTATTGATGGTGGTAATTCTATTTTAGATGAAAGTTCTAATGAACAAATTAAATTTACAACAACTGGATCTGCAGTTAATGAATTTACAGTAGCTAACGCAGCTACAGGTAACGCTCCGTCGATATCTGCAACTGGAGGCGACACTAACATTGATCTAAATCTTACGCCAAAAGGAGTTGGTAGAGCAACTTTTAATGGTCAAGGTAAAATTCAAAGTGTTGCAGAAAAAGTTACAACAGCAGCTACATCAGCTACAGGTACAGTCAACTTTGATGTACTTACTCAAGCAGTTTTAAACTTTACATCTGATGCAGGAGGAAACTATACTCTAAATATTAGAGGTGATGGATCAAACTCTTTAGATTCAATTATGGATACAGGTGAATCAATTACTATAGCTCACATTGTAAAACAAGGCTCATCAGCCTATTACAATAACGCCGTGACTATCGATGGTTCTTCTATTACTCCAGAATGGCAAGGTGGATCAGCTCCATCTTCTGGAAATGTTAACTCATTAGATGTTTATTCATACACTATTATAAAAACTGGATCAGCTACGTTTACAGCGTTAGCTTCTCAAACACAGTTTGCGTAATAAATTAGGAGGAGAAAGATTATGCCACTATTAGGAAGTTTCGGAGCAGGAGCTGCAAGAGGACTAGGTTTAACATCTGGTGGTGGACCTGTTTGTATCACTTATGATTTTTTCATCGTTAGCGGCGGTGGGGGAGGAGTGAAGGGCTACGGCGGCGGAGGCGGCGGTGGCGGAGTTCACTTTTCTTACTGTGCACCTGGTACATCTGGAATTACTAAAAACACTGACTGTGGAGCAATTTCAATTCAAGTTGGAGCAGGGGGAACTTGCAACAGTGGCCCTGGAGGAGGATACTCTCCTTATGCAGCCGGTGACGGGGGAACTTCAATTGCTTTTAAATGTGAGCCTTCAGCTATTACTGTAAAAGGTGGTGGTGGAGCTGACACAAGACACAACAATGGTAGAGCAGCGCCGACTCCAGGCGGTGGATCTGGCGGAGGTGGGGGATGTTTTCACCTTGCTAGTACATCAGGTGGAGCAGGATCTTGTTATGGAAATCCTGGAAGTGGAGCACCTAGTTATAACTGTGGACCGTCTAGATTTAGATCAGGCTCAGGAGGCGGGGCTTGTACGGCAGCGACAGCCGGCGGAGGCGGAGGACCGGGAAAAGCTGGATGTGGAAAAGCTTCTGACATTGATGGATCAACTAAAAATTATGGATGCGGCGGTGTCGGATCAGGAGTACCAAACTGTTTAAATGGAAGAGGTTGTGGAGGAAATCCTTCTCCAGCTGCAGCTAACCAAGGCGGTGGCGGAGGAAGATCTGGCCCGGGAGCTGATGGTGTAGTTTACCTAAGATTCCCTACTGCTTGTAAACCAGCTTGTATGGCAGTTACACCTGGATGTAACTCTATTTTAACTGCGGGTGCTTGCACTGTATTAAAATTTGTTGTTTCTGGTTGTGTAACCTTTACATAATATTTATTTTCTGTATAAATAAGAAAGAAAGAAAACATGAATTTAAAGAATTTATATTGGTCTTGGAATAATGCTGTAGGAAATAAATTTTGTAATGATGTTATAAAATTTGCTAGTACATTAAAAAAAAGACAAGCATTTACTATAGATCCAAAACTTGGCCCTGTTGCTAGAGACGAATGGCGAAAATCTAAAATTATTTGGTTAAATGAAAATTGGATTTATAAAGAACTTTTAAAATATATAAGTTTAGCTAATAAAAATGCAGGTTATAATTTTGTATTAAAAGAAGCTGAACCTATACAATATACAAGATACGATTCTGATAATTATTATCATTGGCATATAGATCAAACTTTGGAGTCTAATAAACCAGATAGCAGAAAAATGTCTATTTGTATTAATTTAACAGACCCTGACGAGTTTGAAGGAGGAGATTTTTGGGTATCAAAACCTCACGTGGTTGCAGATAAAACCGAAAAAATAAGATTAGATTTTATGCGAAAAAGAGGGTCTGCTGTGGTATTTCCTTCTTTTGTATTTCACAGAGTAGCCCCTGTCACTAAAGGGACTAGACATAGTTTAGTATGTTGGGTAAGAGGACCTCTATGGACATAAACGATTTCCCAAAAAATTTAAATAGAAATGACTTATTCTCAAGTCCTGTATGGATTGTACAAGCACCTGAACTTGTAGATGAGTTAAATAAATTTTCTGAACCATTTATACAAGAATCAAAAAAACATTTTAAACCAATAATAGATAAAAGAAATAAAGAGTTTGGTAATAGAAAAGATATGGGTCATGTGTTTCATTCTAAAACTTTAATACAAGATAAAAATTTTATTCCTCTTCACAACTACGTTACGATGACAGCTAAAAACTTATTAATTGAAATGGGTTTTGATTTATCTAAGTATGATGTTACTTTGACAGAAAGTTGGGTACAAGAATTTGCAAAAGCTGGAGCAGGGCATCATACATTACACACTCATTGGAATGGTCACATATCTGGTTTTTATTTTTTAAAAGCAAGTAAATTAACTTCACGGCCTATCTTTCAAGATCCTAGACCTGGAGCTTTGATGACAGGATTACCATTAAAAAATCAAAATGAAGTTACTTATGGAAGTCCTGAAATACACTATAATGTAGGGCCTGGCACAATGATGTTTTTTCCATCTTACATGCCACATATGTATTCTGTTGATATAGGTTATGAGCCTTTCCGATTTATACATTGGAACGTACAAGCTATACCTACTCCGAATAAAATTGGAATATGATAAATATAGAAACATGGTTTCCTACTTATATTGGTCAAGAAATCATAGGTGATAATAAAACAATAGAAAAAAAATTAACGCCTCTTTGCAAGCAGATTCAAAAAGAAAAGCCAGATGTAAATAATGGTTGGGTTGCTAAACTATATAATACGTGTCATTCATATAATATTTGTGGTGATAAAAGATTTGATGTCATAAATAACCTTGTTTACAGTAAAGTACATGAATATCTAAAAGCGTTAGGCAGTTCTCAAATAATTGATTTTGCAGAGGGCTGGTTTAATGTATATAAAAAATATTCTTTTCAAGAATTTCACTGTCATCCAAATAGAATGATATCTGTTATATATGTTTTAAAATCATCTGACGATCTTCCAAAGATAATATTTGAAAGAGATCAAGGAATGTACAATCAAGAGATGGAAGTTGATTCACATGCTCGTATGATAAAGATTGAATATAAATCGATTCAAGGTAATCTTCTTATATTTAGATCATCTTTACACCATTGTGTAGAAATGCAAACACATAATAAAGAAAGAATTTCTTTAGCTTATAATTTTAATTTAAAAAAACAGTGAAAGATAAAATAACTTTTAAGAGTTTTATACCCAATATAGAATTTAGTTTAGAAAAAAATAAACCAATAAATTTCTCTTGGTTTCAAAGAGCTTATCAAGACTATAAAAAAAATTTTAAGTCTATGGATATGCACACTGTTAGATGCCCTGGAATTAATAGCATAATTAAAACTGGTTGGATTCAAAAAACTTATCAAGATATTACTATTATAACTAATGGTGATCAAACCGATTTTACTTGGGAATCGGAGATTGATCAAAAAAACACTGAGTATGGTGATGTCATAGGTGATTATGTACACTATCACCCTCCAGCTCAATTAGATAAATTTAGAAGAATGGATGAAAATACACTTAAAACAATTGTTAAAATACAAAGCCCTTGGGTAGTGTATGTGCCTAAAGGTTATAGATTACTTAGTATGCCGGTAGCATACAGTGATGTTAATGCGTTTACCGCTGCAACAGGTCTATTGAGTGAAGGAATGGAATCATTAAATGTTCAATTATATTGGCATAATTTAAATGGTGAAACTTTTATTAAAAAAGGTACACCTATATGTCAGTATATATTAATTAAAAATATAAATATTATTGAGAAGTTTGAGATAGCAGGTAACAAAGAAAGAAAGTATTTAAAACAATGAAAATAGTAGTAGTAGGTGCAGGCACAGCGGGACTAGTAACCGCTTTAATTTTAAAACAAAAATTTAATCAGAACATAGATCTTAAAATAATTAAATCTGATGATATTGGTATTATTGGTGTAGGAGAAGGAAGCACAGAACATTGGTATGATTTTACTGATTGGTGTCGTTTAGATTTTAATGAGATAATAAAAGAATGTAATTCAACATTAAAGTCAGGGATTTATTTTAAAGAGTGGAGTAAGAAAAACTATTTGCATGCTCTACATCCTAATTTAAAACTGGGACAAGAACATACTGGTTATCTTCCTTATGTATTAAACAACGGAATATTTGGTAAAAAATATTTATCTAAAAAAATAGATCCTAGAAATCCAAGACCTGTTAATCAGTTGCATTTTGATACATACAAATTAAATAAATATTTACAAAAGAAATGTATTGAAAGAAATATAACAATTCAAGAAGACACTATTAAAGAAGTAAAATTAAATAAAAATGGTATTGAGTCGATAAAAGGTAAAAAGAAATATACGGCAGATTTTTTTATAGATTGCACCGGATTTAGAAGAGTATTAATAAACAAATTTAAAAATAGATGGATTAGTTTTAGTAAATACTTAAAGGTTAAATCTGCAATAGTATTTCCTACAGAAGATATGGAAAATTATAATCCATACACAACTGCTACTGCTATGAATGCAGGTTGGATGTTTAGTATTCCTGTGTGGGGAAGAACAGGAAATGGATATATATTTGATAGTGATGTGATTACTAAAGAACAAGCACATGAAGAGGTAGAGAAAAAATTACAAAAAGAGGTAGAGGTTAGAAAACAAATTAATTTTGATCCTGGATATTTAGAAAAGTCGTGGATAAAGAATTGTTTTGCTGTAGGGTTAAGTGC